ATCGTTTATTACTCAGCTTGACAAACTTTCCAAATTACAGATCACAAATTCAATGGTCTCAAACTTCCGGCAGTTGTTTGACGCTTTTGCAAAAGGCTTATCAAGACTTACCAACTTACAACAGCTTATTCGGGATCTGAGCACTCTTATTCCCGCTATTATGCGGCTTGCAAGTTATCTCAGACAATGCAACAGTGCTATTAACGGACTTAATCGTGCCACTGGTGCAGGACGCCGTGGCTTGGGTGATTTGGGTAACGCCGCAAGACATGCGAGCGAAAGTTTTAACTTTCTTACAAGATCCATGCAAAGCACTATTTCTGACATTAGGCGAGTTGCCGCAATGGTGTATGTGATCCAGAACACAATTCAGGGCGTAAAGGGCATGGCAGAACAGCTTGACCGTCTGAACGTGGTCAAGAACAAAATTCGAGGACTTTACGAAAGCGAAGAAAAAGCGGTTGAAGTTACGGATATGATATACCGTTCTGCACAGGACGCAAGAACGAGTATGGACGCATTTTCCACAACATTCCTAAAGGTGCAGTTAGCTACCGAAAAATACGGCTTTACCGCACAAGAGGCCGTGGATATGACTAACACACTTGCAAAGGCTTTGACAATCGGTGGTGCAACCGCAAGTGAAACAGCGTCCGTAATGTTGCAGATGTCTCAGGCTTTGTCAAAAGGTAAGTTGGACGGTGATGAATTTAGATCCGTGATGGAAAACTCACCTGTACTTATGAGAGCCTTAGCACGAGAAGCCGGGAAAGCTATGGGCGTTGTCGGTGCAGGGCAGAAAGAGTTAATGCAATGGTCAAGAACCGGAAAACTGACTATTGACATTCTGCTGAACGCTTTGAAGAACATGAAAGGCGAGATGGATCGCAAGTTCAATGGTACAACCGAAACTATTACTCAGGCTTTTGCAAAACTTGATAACGCATGGGAAATGTTTATCGGGCATTTTGCTGAAGAAGGTGCGTTAGATAGTATTAAAAACCTCATCAATACCATTACTGAAACAATGGAAAAATGGGGACGTGGTATTATTGACGTTACGAAGTGGTTTAGTGCATTATTGGTTGGTTTGATTGCCGGAAAAGCAGTATTCAGAATGTATAATTTTGCCACTCAGCAATCAATAAATTTACAGCAGTCTCGTATGTCTTTAATGACCGGAGAAAAGACAATTCAGCAACAACTTAATGCTCACGTTGCGGGATATAATCGTGCGATGATGGAAGGTAATTCTATCACCACAAAACACGAAATGATTATGCAACGTATGAATACGTTACGTGCTGAACATGCTAGACTTTTGCGATTTATCAGTATAAATACACGGAGACTTACTGCTGATGAACTGGCCGCATTACAAGTTCAACGTGCGGCATTAGGTGCTGAAATGCAACGTATAGCCGCCATGAGAGGTCAGGCCAGTGCTATAAGAGGTTTGTCAGCCGCATGGTTAAGTTTAAGATCAGCGGCAACTGCGGCGGCAACCGCTTTAGGTGGTTTAATGCGATTTGTTGCTGGTGTGGCGGTACTCGAAGGCTTTTTACAACTTTGGATGCGTTTGTCTGAAGTGATGGAACAGACCGAACGTGCATTAAACGGTAATATTGACGCAATTAAGCGTTTTGGTAAAGGTGGTGATCTTGAAGGTTGGTATGAATTTTTATCCATATTAAAAGAAATTACTGGTTTTGATTTTGGTAATCTCAAAAAAATACCGGAAGGCACAGCTAATTATCTGAAACAAAAAGCAAGGTTAAAATCAAAAGAAGAAATTGAAAAAGAACAAGAAAGTGGTATCAATTATCCTACTGCATTAGGAAAGGTCGGAAAAGAATTACCTTGGTACGATTGGTTAATGCCTAGCACACAAATGCTGAAAATTTGGGGCTATGGTTATGGTAAAACCGGAGAAGAAAGGGCAGAAACTTCTGCGGCTATGGCGAGAGCTATGCAAGATTTTGTTACAAAAATGTGGCAACGAGACACTTATCTTGAAGCTATGGCTCCTGAGGAAAATAAAAAAGAAAATGTATATACAAAGTTTTTGGGCGAAGGTGGGGAAGGTACAGCATTTTTAGATAAAGCAACTGATTTAGTAAGTGGTCTAAATAATCTTGGTACACTTGATCAGGTGATTTCTAAAGAAGTTTTAGAAGGGTTTAATACTGCTCTTGGTGAATATAGTATTGTAAGACAACAAATAGATTCAGGTGCAGATATTGATACAGATCTTGCTGAACGAGTTGTAAACAATATTAAAAATCTTGGCAATGCTTTTGCTAATCTTGACACTTCAAAAATATCTCAAGACTTTTTGAAACAAATGCAAGGAAGGATTAAGCCTGAAGAACTTGCACATTATGCCGACACAATCGCACAAGTATTCAAAGAAACAGCCGGAAAAATTGATGTAAGTGCTGTTAAAATTGAAGAAGAAGTTGCTTCACTTGCGGAACGGGCGAAAGATATGGCTGATTCACTTGAAGGCGTGTCTTTTGACGATGCCATGAAACAGCTTACGTCAGAATATATTGCAAATATAGTAGGTTCTCAAAATCCGGTTGACCAAATAATTGCCGATACTCAAAAACAAACAAAGATTGAAAATGAGAAGTGGGTGGCAGAGGCTAATAAGTATGTAGATGATTATGCCCGTGTCAACGATCAGTATGTAAAAAACACAAAATACTGGATCGATCAGTTTGGCAATATTATGTACGGTCTTGTAAATGACATAAAACAAAGTGTTAGAGTGCCGGAACAAATGCTTGTTGATGATTCTTTGTTTGTTCATAAAGGTTCGCTTGATGAATTAAATAAACAAACAGAACAGGTGATTAAAGATCGTAAAGATCAGGAGCGAGGAGCAAGAAAAGGCGGATCTGGCGGTGGCGGCCATAAGGACGAGTTTAAAATTGACTGGCTAAACATGGTTGGTTTAGGCGGTAATATTTATGATAGCTATCACCCGTCAAAGATTTTAAAGACTTTTGAAGAAGCAGTTCCCGGTGGTAATCGTAACCTTATCGGTGTAGATCGTGACGCTGAAAAGTGGTACGAGGAAGTCGCAAAGATTAAAGAACAGGCACTTGAAAAGGGTGTGAAACTCACTGAACAGGATTACGCAGAACTCAAAGCACTTTGGGATCAGCGGCAGGAACTTGAAAAAATTCTCGATGTTAAAAGACAGATTACTGATGATATTAACAAGCCGATGGAGGAATACGAAAATCAGAAAAAGGCTCTTGAACAGCTTATCGCACAAATGCAAGCGTTGGGAAGAGATACAAGCCTTTATGAAAAGAAACTTAGAGACTGCCGCAAACCGATGGAAGAACTTGGCAAGGCTTTTGCTGAAGGTTTACAGAAGAATATGCTTTCTGATTTTGGCCGTGATGTGTTTGACAGATTTGAGAAGTTGTTAGAGGCTTGGGAAAAACAGGAAAAGAAAGCCGCTGATAGACCTCAGATTGAAAAACTCATGAAACAGGCTCAGATTGAGGAATTTAAGCTAAAAGCCAGTCAGAAAGAAGGTGAACTTACTTGGGGTGAAGGTGGTAAGTTTTGGGCGGCTAACATGGGCTTACGTGCTGAAAATCTTGGTACTTTACGTGCGTACAATCGTGGCAATCTTAGTCAGGGTGCTATGGCCAGTTTTATGCGGGATAGCCTTGCAAAATACAATGCTTATTCCGGTGCGTTTGGCAGGACTGAAGATGGTGCAGGGTTCCTTTCTAGCATGGGACTTGATCCTAACGAATGGAATGATTGGGCGTTACGTGGGCTTGAAGCGGTAAGTAAACTCACTGACGGGTTTAACAGTCTTGGTGAAAGCATTACTGAAAGTTTAGGAAGTGCATTAACAACCTTTACTGACGGTCTGGCTGACGGTATTGCGGGGGCGATTGTAAAGGGTGAGGATCTCAGAGAAACGATGAACAATGTTGCTCAGAGTATTCTTACAAACATAATCAGTGCGATTATCAAAATGGGTATTCAATGGGCGGCTACTCAGCTCATGATGTCAATAATTGGCGATACCATGAAAAAGAAGGAAGAGGTGGCTAATGCTGAAAGTGCGGCTGTAATTGCGGCTGAATGGGCTACTGCGGCTACTTATGTATCAACTGCTACTATGGGCGGTGCAGTTGCGGCTGGTGAAAGTGCATTACTCACGGCTCTTGCAACTAATCAGGGATTGGCTTTTGCGGGGTATGCTGATGGCGGCTACACTGGAAACGGTGATAAATATGATCCGGCAGGAATTGTTCATAAGGGTGAATATGTGTTTAATCAGGACGATGTAAAGCGTATCGGACTAAACAACCTTGAAATGATGCATAGAGGTTCTGATTCGGTTACTAATGCCGGATTGAACAATAACAGGGTATCTGCTACCGAACAGAGGAGCAGTTCCGTGAGTATCGTTAATATGGTTGATCCTGATATGCTGAAGGCATATTTGAGTACACCTGACGGACAAAGGGCAATTATCAATACGATAAGGCACAATCCTAAAACAGTGAAACAAATCGTAACAACGGCTTAAACACTGGGGTAATTTAAAAGGCAGAGTGATCTGCCTTTTTTTATTCTGATGAAAAATGTATAATAGAAAAATTGAAAACGTTATTCAAAACATGAGTGATACAGTTATGAGTGATTTTTATCTTATTAAAAGACCTGCAATAGACGCAAGTGTGGCTTATCAGTACAAAACAGATGTGCTTGCCAGTTATGGAAACAAGGAAGATCGTATCGCTCAGAGGGATATTCCGAGAATAGCCTTTTCTTACAGTTTTTTAGCCAGTGATTTAAAAGAGGCACTGGAAATAAACAGCAGTTTGATGAAAACCGGAAATACGGGAACAATATGGGTTCCTGACTGGACAGCGGGACAAGAACTGCTTAACGTGATTAGTGGTGAGAACACATACACAGCCGGACTGACAAATTTTGTTAATGGACAATACGGTGTTTTGTATGTCAATGACCGTACATGGACAATAGTAACGGTAAACATTATCAATAACAGTCTGATTTTTGACAGCACCGTGGAATATGACAAAGCATTGTTAATGCCGTTGTTTGCATGTGATGTAATTGGCGAACCGGAGATAAGTCAGGCAAATAGTTTGTGTTATACGTTTAACGTATCACTTGAATGTAAAAGACCGTTGTTTTCCAGTGTTTATGAATGGGGAACAAAGTTTTTAGGTCATGACGTATGGAAAGATTTTCATGTGGATATTGACAGTTCCACATTATCCCGCAAATCTGCACAGGAAGTTCAGGAGAATGATTACGAGATTGGAGTAAGAGACAGGTTCACTTTCTTTGAACGTACGTATAACAGTTTTGGTGTAAAAGTATTGTGTAAAGAAAGTGAACTACCGTCATTCAGAAACTTTATTAAAAGACGATGGGGAATGACTTACTCATTCTTTATGCCTAGTGGAATGGCTGATTTTCAGAAAGCGGGGAATAGTGAAGATATAATAGGCTCGTATTTAAGAATACGCAACAATAAACACGACTTTACAGCAAGGCCGTATATTGTTATTCAGAATGATGAAACTCTTTACTATGCTAACGTGATTGCGATCTATGATGATGAAAATAACGAAGTAGAGGATATTGAAACTGCGGGTGAATATATCACTCTTAAATTTGAAAATCCGGTGAATATCAAATACAAAGACGCTGACAGCATTCAGATTCTTTATTTTGTCAGACTGGCCGATGATACTGTTACCTTTAATACTTCAGGTGTATCTGCGGATAATGACAATGTATATTCAATAGAACTTACTTTTGTGGAAACTGATTTTTACGATGCCGCTTTGATTGATTATGATGATACATGGGGATCAGTAAAAGATCTGAATACTATTTATCTGTTTAAGGTGTCTGCTACTGATGCTATTCTTGAAAACGGTGCTGATCATGGGTATGCGATTCGTAATACAGCGACAAATTACAGAAATTACATAGTCCCCGGAAAATATGAGGGTACTTATGCTATTAAAGACACCCCCGGAAATTATTCTAACGCTTGGGTTTTAACTACAAACGGTGTAAGTTCTGCTCAGATTGGTATATACGAAGATTTTGTGTTTCAGATAGAGGGCAAGTTTGATGAATATTCAGGCAATGCAAAACGTGAATTACTAAGTTTTGGTGTACCGTCATGCTGTATCAATCTGTATAGACAAAATGGTTATTACTGGATCTTTATAGGTTCTGAAAGAAAAGATTCAGGAAATTATAATTATGTTTATATTTCCATGAAAATGAACCGTTGGCTTGGCGATGAATTTGGCTGGCATGAATGGGCTGTTCAGCGGCATAACGGTGTTTTGTATTTTTTATGTGATGGCCTGCTATGTGGTGTATCACGGGATTTTTATGGTCAGGGATATTCCGGAGCGACAAATTCAGCAACGGCAATCAATCATCCGGAATATCCTATTGCGGCAAATGGTACGGTTCAGCAGTTCAGACTTGCAAAAGGGCTAAATGTTTATACTGGCGAAATGTCAGTAACAAACAGAGAATATAAACTCAATGATTATGCTTTAACAAAACTGCGTGAGTTCGATAACGCAACGGTGTGTATTGTCGATTTCAAAAACTTTAATGACAGAATGGGGCAGTTTTTTAATGCCGCTCCGGTATATGCCTATGATGTTTACAACACCACCCAATTCTTAACAGGTGCTTCAGAACGTGTCAGACAGGCTATAAGAATTTGTGAAAATCAGAATACAGGTGCAAATTCCTTGCCTGATCACACCGTCAATACAACCGGACTTCTGATAAACAATAGTACAAAATGGTGCTTACATTCAAACATACATTTTGAACAAAGATATTATCATGACTTTTGGTTTGAGTTTACCATGCAACTTAATTCTGCACCTTCTTGGACAGAGCAGAGTATATTCCCTTTACGGGGTATTATGGTAAACATTGTTATTTCCTCCGGTCAGTACACGGTTGAGGCTTGCGGTTTGGGTAGCGGAGTGCTTGTTAATATTGGCGAACCGCTAACCTTTGCTTTAGGAGTTGACAGTCAGGAAAACAAGATCGTAACGTATATCAACGGTACTCGTTCTGCTATGATTGCCCTTGATACGTATATGTCTACTAATCCGGTAGGGTACATGAGTATTTATCCGATGGCGATTAGAAAAGGCGGTGCTGTTCCTACAAGATCCTATTACCTTCACAGACTTAGAATTATTGAACTTTGTCTTACTACTGAAGAAACCTACAATGTTGAAAGTGAATGGACTTTAGGCGATTATCATACCGTTCCTTTTACGATTGAGTACGGTGTATATGGATTGGATAACACAAAACTTCTTAAACTGAAAAATATTGAGAGCGTACACCCGATTGCCCCGTATTTCACAAGTTTAAAGCAGTCTCAGGCGATTGATATTTGTAATAAACTATGGTCAGATGGCAGTAAAAGAACTGAAGTTGTTTCACCCGCTGAAAATACTTTATACAAAGTTGTCCTAACTAACTCTATCAATGGCTCTAAGGGATATGGCTGGTATTATGTAAATGCTAATTACACCGGAGTTTTGTTTGAAAGTCTTATCAGCAGTTATCAGGAATACGACACATCGTCACAGCAAGTAGTTACAATTCCTCATGTTCGGGCGAAAAGGTATGATTATGCAAATCATAACTGGGAAACTTATACCCCGACAATAGGCAATATAGGAAATGTAGCTGTTATACCCCCGTTTAATAATCCTGATTATGCCCGTGTAGGAAACAGTTTGTATTTCCGTGGTGGCGGTGGTAATCCTAGTTATCAGTTTATGATTGATTTTTTAGGCGATGAAGGGGAGATTGAAATTCCATCGAGTCCAACTGCGGCAAGTATTGACACTACAAGATGGCTGAATGAGCATAGGATAAAACAGGTTGAATTTGTATTAAATCCTCCGTTTAATTTTGCGTTTAACGAGTATGATCATTCTTATTATGGCGTGTATGCCTCTTATTACACACGGCACATGCAGATGTGGTCAATCGCTACATATAGTTTTAGCAGTCATGATCTTTATTCTGATGTTCTGATTCCTGCTAATCAGATATACGAAAATTACACAACGTATTTTGCCGTGGGAGTAAAGAGTGGTTGTGATTACTGGGATCAGTGGAGACAAAAGCTAAATACCTATACTTATTCTTTAGGCGTGGCAAGTGCAACGGCAAATCCTTCTCAGATTGACCCTAACTGGCTACACCTTACACAGCCGCAATCGTCATTCTCAAACAATCTTGCTCCGGTACATGTAGTTGTCCAGTTTGTAATGACAAATTACACTAGTAATAGCAGTTATTATAGTGGCTATGATAGCTGTATTCAGCAAGTGGAAAAGGTATGGATAAACGGCAAGGAATACAATACCGTTGAACAATGGTGGGAACAGTACAAATCAAAATTCAATTACAATAGAAAGAATGTTACGCTTAACGCTCTTACAAATAATACCACTGGAATAACAGGGGTGTTCAAAGGCTTTGTTATGGCTTATTGTAATGAATTTATGGAACAGGCCGGAACTGGGTTCGGTGCGATATGGGGCTGTATTTATTATGGCGGTAACAGACAGACAGGTGGTTGGAGCAGATACGTATCGTGTATAAAAGCGTATGAAAACGAACATTACAATGGTGATTTTGACGCTGAAACCGTGATGGAAAGATTACAGAATGAACGTTTACCCGCTGTGAATATTACGGAGTAATTTATGTTTACAAGAATAGTATTTCTTTATGTAGTGGATAATGGTGAGCAAAAATATTTTTATACTAATGCTAACAGGGATATTATCTACAATGATGATTTATATTTAGCAGTACCCGTTTCCCATGAAGCACTTGAAAATGATAGTGATGAAGTTACAAAAAGCAAGTGTACTGTAAAAATATCTAATCAGACTGATTATATTCAGAGTGTGCTAAGACAATATGACGCTTATCTCACAACTTTAAAAATTATGAGATACTACATAGCAACGGGAGATGTAGAAACTGAATTTATCGGCACGTTAAGCACGTTGGAATTTTCTGTAAAAGACGCCGAACTCAGTTTTACAAATGTGCTGTATGATACTCAGCGAGGAGCCATGAGACTGGTTTATCAGCGGCAGTGTCCGTTTGCTTTGTATGGTGAACAATGCAAAGTGAACATGGAAGATCATGCTCATATAAGCTATCTGCATAACTGGACAAGAATTGATGATTACCACTTGCAGAGTGCTACCGATTTACCCGATAACATTGAAGGTGGTATAATTTCTATGCCAAACAAGTCAATGTTTTTTATCCGTCTTGTTGATTACGAGAACAATATCATAACCGTATCGAGGCCATTGTATGCAACGTATTTACAGCCTGTTGGGACTTATGCAACTGTTATGGTATATGAAGGTTGTGACAGAACAATAGAAACCTGTAAACTTCGTTTTGACAACGATGACAATTACGGTGGTTTTACGTTACTGCCGTTGGAAAATCCAACGGAGAGAAATCCGCTTGCTCAGAATGATCTCAAAGACAATTCTCAGCTTGTACGGGATTATGTAAACAGTCAGAAGAATTGAGGTGCATTATGGGTGTAGGCGGTGTTATAGCAATAATTGCATTAGTGGTGGCTTTGATAGCGATCTGTCTCGCTATGAAAACCCCGAAAACTAATAGCAATAATGCGGAAGTAGATACACCTACTGCTGATGAAGGGCGTAAAATTGCCGTGGTTCGGGGCACAGCATGGGTAACAAGTTCTCAGATTACAGCATGGGTTGATAGCTATACTACCGGAGGTTAAAATGCACATAACGGTGATACATTGCAGAAAAGCGGGGTACTGTTTAAAAGGTGTCAAAGAATGGTGCAAAAGAAACGGTATTGACTACAAAAACTTTTTAAAAAACGGGATTGATTCCGCTGAATTGCCGAATGATTATTACGTTGATCAGCTCATGAATGTTGACAGTCTGGAAGATTTTCATACTGAAGCAGACAGTATTGCAGATACAATGATCGCAGATATTTCCGAGGAATGAGGGTATTATGGGTAGCAAAAAGAAAACACAGGAACCGGTTAAATATTATGCGACTTTTGAACAGGCTGTCTGCATGGCTCCTGTTGACGCTATTGTTTCAATCAAAATAAATGACGAGATTGCATATAACGAACCTATTACACAAAGCAAGATATTCGCTATTGACGCTCCTAATCTGTTTGGTGGCGATAAATCAGAAGGCGGTGTATCAGGTTCTTGTGAGGCTCGTTTTGGGTACATGTTACAGGAAAAATCTCAATTCCTGATTGATAAAACAAAAGAACTGTTTTCCGCTTGCCGTGGTATTCTCAGCATAGTGGCTAAAGACTTCTATATCGGACAGTCTCCCTATGCTAAACCGTGGCATTTCAGAATTAAATCCACCTTACTGAACTATGATTACACTGACAACTGGTATCGTGAAAGAGCTACTATTGCTCATGATTCCGGTGATGATTCCTCACGTTATCAGGGTAAACATAATTACGGTGTGTACTGGCGTATAATAAGCGATAGAACAAGTGATGAACTTTATGGCTATGCGGTAACTACTCATAATACGTTCACTGTACTGCAAAGAGGTGAGTCTGCTGAAATAAGAACCTATAACGCAAAGGATATGAGTGTAGTTGACGGGAAAAGCACAACTCTGACACACAATCGTTATACGGTTACACAAAACCCGTGGGGAGGAGCAACCTATACTGAAGTGGCTACTCCGGTAAAAATATTACTTCCGGTTACGGGAACTATTTATTACGATACAACTACTTATGCAACTAATTCTCAGTACACAAATGACCCGCAAAAAGGAGCGTTGACTAACTTTTCTAAAGTTATTGTAAGCAGAGCATACGTTTCTCAGAACAATGGTTACTGGGTGATGAGGCGGCCTATCAATTCAAGCACAAATTGTCAGTATGACTGGTGTTTGGGTATTCAGGAATACCGTGAGACGGGGCATTTCGGACGGGAGACAATTTACAATACAGTATGTGGCGATTTTGGAACAAGTACACGTTCAGACGATCTTGTATTCACTGACGGTATCTGCTGTTATCACGGATATAAACTCAGCGATCAGTTTATGGTTGATGGCGTAAAAGCAGTAAACGGAACAGCAAATACCGGATATGGTACTGTTTTTTATAGCAATCAGGGAACTTTTAATGCTAATGATACGGTGCTCGCTTTTGCAATAGACAGTGAAAAGCAGATCGGTTATCTCATGGTAAAGAATGGGGACGATGTAATTATTCGGGTGAATGATATTAGCAAGCAGTCGAATATCGAAAACGTTTCAATCGGAACTTACGCCTCATTATTACCTAATTCAGAAAACGGTGAATGTTGCTTTGTGCTCACAAAAACATACATGATAGGCTTTTGTGGAACTACTGTAATCAGATTCCTCAGAAGTCTTGAACTCGCTAACTATGACGGTACTCAGCTAGACTATAACCCTGCACATGCTATACGTGAAGCCATTACATCAAAAGTATGGGGACTGGGAAAAGATCCTTCGGTTATTGACGATGCTAATTTCAGAGCGGTTGCTGATGTACTTTATCAGGAGCAGTTAGGTATCAGCTTTGTATTTGAAAGTGATGATAAAGTTGCTGATTTTATAGCTGATGTGCTCCGGATTATTGGCGGTGTACTAAGAGTTGACAGATCTACCGGACTTGTGCAGTTAAAACTTTTCCGTGATGATTATGACGTTAGCGAACTTCTGAAATTTGATTCTGACAATGTTCTTGAAATAAAAGACGTAAAAAGAAC